AACCGATGTCATAAACAGGTATCTTCGCAAACTCGTCCCCCTCGATCTCAATTACGCTAGAGCGCGTCTTGGCCTCCTGGCGCGCATCTTCCTCTGCGGCGGCCGGAAGCTCGCTAAGAAAATCCTTGAGCGTTGTTCCCAGCGCTGGCGCCAATCGCTCGATCCATTCGACCGTCAATTTGCGTTCGCCGTTCTCCAGCTTCTGAATCTGGTTGTGATGCGTGTCTACTTTCGCCGCGAGCGCGGCGCGGCTGAGTTTCGCTCGCTGTCTGAAGGCGCGGAGGGTCTGGCCAAGAACGTTGGCGGCTGTCGATTCGCTCATAGTTCCAATATGCCGCGTGTGACCCGTTTTGGGTATTAACCCAGAATGGGGTTGACGGTGCCCCAGAATGGGGTAGATTACGGCCATGGACCTCGGAACCTATTTGAAGACGAACAACATCAGCCACAAGGAATTTGGCGCCTCTGTCGGGGCGTCAGAATTTGGGGTGCGGAAGTGGGTAAGTAGGGAACGGACCCCGCGCCGCGAAGCCATGCTGAAAATCAAGCAGGCGACGGCTGGCCAAGTTACTGCCGCAGATTTTTTCTCCGAACCGGCGGCGGCAGCATGATTTCAACGATCATTTGCGGGCCTCAACGCGGCAAGCCTCTCTCTGCGGAGGCCCCGTGACTGTACGCCCAAAATTTTCACCAGCATCACATTCCACAGCAACCGTTGGCGCGGCTGCCGTGGCTTTCCAACCCGCTTTCCAGAATATCGCATCAATAAATGCCCTCTCGTCTCCCCCATTGGAGACGAACATGCATTACGAACGTAGGAATTATTCAGGCAACGTTTTTCAGTCACGGCGCGGCAATGATCTTCCGCGCAGGTATTCGACCGAAGAGGTTTCGGCCGGGCAGGCGCGCGTCCTACAGGCCCGCTATGCCCGCTTCAAACAGCCGTCAGCAGAGCTTTCATCGGACTCCGGGGTGCTAGAGCGCACGGCGCGCAATCACCTGTCAGGCGCCAACTGCATGGACCTGACAACGTTTTTCAATGCCTGCCAGCGCATTCCGGAATTGAAGTCCTGGGGGCTCAAAATGATGGGCGCCGATGCAGCGTTGGACCCGATGTTTGAAGCGGAAATGCAGACCTTAATTCGCACTTATTACGCCATCAAGGACCGGGAGGGCCTCGCCAATGACTGACACACCGATAGAACACCGCCTTTGCGGGCCGCGTTCAATTGGCGACGTGATCGCAGACTATGTGCCTGCCATCCTCGGTGACGCAGAGATGATTGAAGCCGTCCAAGCCAAGGATCCTTTGCGCACCTTTACGGCGGCAGTGTGCGAACTCTATTGGCGCGCGCGCGCTGAGCAGGACGTAAAACTGTCCGCCGTGGCTTCCGACCTATTGTTGGAAGTGCATAAGCAACGCTGCCGATTGCGAACGCCTTAATCAGGCCGAGGGGCCTTATGCCGTGGGCTGACGGCAAGCGATTAAGGATAGGGGTGTTTCGGAATATCATGGCGGCAATAAACAAGGCGGGGTTCTGATGCCCCGCCCTTCTTTTCAATTCTACCCTGGAGACTGGCGACAGAACGCGAAGCTGCGCCGCTGTTCTGAGGCCGCGCGGGGAGCGTGGATGGACATTCTCTGCGTCCTGCACGACAGCGACGAATATGGCGTTGTGCGCTGGCCCCTGGCGGACCTCGCAAGATCGGCGGGCACCTCTCTTAAGCTGGCGCGCGAATTGGCTGAGAAGCGGGTTTTAAAGGGCGGCGACAGCGGCGACGTGCGTTACGACTACCGCCCGCGCCACGCTGGCAAAGAAGGCGATCCCGTTACCCTTGTTGATGGCTGCGGTCCCTGCTGGTTCTCCAGCCGCATGGTTCGGGATGAATGGGTGCGCCAGCAGCGCGGGAGAGGCACGCGCTTTTCTGACGAGAACCAGCCGGCGAACAAATCGGGACCAAAGGCCATACCTGACACCACACCAAGCCGCACACCAAAGCCCCCCATTGGTGGAGAGTCAGGATACGGCCCTTCTTCTTCTTCTTCATCTTCAGTAAGTACCGTAGAAGATAAATCTTCTACGGCGGCTGGCGCCGCTGGCGGGGTTTCCGATCCGCCTGCATGGTGGCCAACGCGCGACCGCTACGGGCGGGTTGAAGGCGAGATAACCGACAAGATCGCGTTTGACCTGGGCAGGATTGTTCTGGGCCGGGCCGCTGGCGGACAAGTCCAGCGAATGCGGGCTGCTTACAGCGGCGATTGGCGGGCCGTTGTCGATTTCCTTTTGCAGGCCCATGAAAAATCCGACCCTCGCGAATGGTTCGCCGGAGTCCTGAAACGCGCTGAGCGCGACCAGCACCTAGAGCCCAAGCACGCGATTTACCCGGTGGAGACGCACCACTGATGGGCGATATTTTACAGCTCAAGCGGATGCTTGCGGACCGCGCCCAGGAAGTGGCGGCGATGCTTTTGCCCAATGGGCGCAAAGAGGGCCACGAATGGCGGGCGGGCTCAACCGCTGGAGAGCGCGGCAAGAGCCTTGGGGTCCACCTTAGCGGCAATAAGGCCGGCGTATGGTCCGATTTCGGAACGGGGGAAAGCGGCGATCTAATCGACTTGTGGATGGTGACGAAGGGGCGTGACCTCAACAGCGCCTTGGATGATATTCGCGCCTACCTGGGCATGACACGACCGCAACCATATCGCGATCCGCGCCCGAATTACACGCGCCCGCCGCGGCCTCAGTGCACCCCACCGCGTGCGCGCGTGCTGGATTATCTCAAGGAAGACCGCAACATCCCGCGCGAAATTATCGAGCGCTACAAGATCGGAGAGAGCGGGGATCTAATCGTGTTTCCATTTCTGCTGCCCGATGGCGTGCTTGCGCTGGCCAAAACGCGCGAAGCGGTTGACGGCGCCTCTCCCGTACCGACCGCGCGCAATTGCGAGCCCGTTCTTTTCGGGTGGCAGGCGATCAATCCCAACGCGCGAACGGTGGTAATCACCGAAGGGGAGATAGACGCCCTGTCCATGGCTGCCTATGGGCATGACGCGCTTTCCGTGCCGTTCGGTGGGGGCGGCAAGGGCAAGCAAAACTGGATTGAAAACGACTTTGAGCGCATGGAGCGCTTTGAAAAAATCTATATCGCAACCGATATGGACGAGCCCGGAGACCAGGCCGCGGCTGAAATCGCGATGCGCCTTGGGCGCCATCGCTGTTATCGGGTGAAGCTGCCACTAAAGGACGCGAACCAGTGTCTTGTTGAGGGTATCGCCCCTGAGATTGTCGGTAAGGCTATTTCGGATGCGACAGCACTGGACCCTGAAGGCCTTAAGCGTGCTGGGAGCTTTCATGACGCGGTGCTGCGGCTGTTCTATCCGGTCAATGAGCAGCCGGAGGGCTATTCCGTCCCCTATAGCGGGATTTACGGCAAGCTGCTTTTCCGGCCTGCCGAGGTAACGCTTTGGTCTGGCGATACCGGCAGCGGCAAAAGCCAAATCATATCCGACAGCATCCCTAAGTGGATCGAAGAGGGAAGCCGCGTCTGTCTCGCGTCCCTGGAAATGAAGCCCGCCCAATCGCTCAAGCGCCTTGTGAAACAGGCAGGCGGCGTTGACAGGCCAACTACGCAGTATTTCACCGAAATACTTTCTTGGCTGGATTTAGGGCTGCTGATTTACGATTGGGTTGGCAAGGCGAGCATCAACACGCTGCTGGAGGTTTTCGACTATGCCCGCGCCAAATACGGTTGCGATCAATTCGTAATTGATTCTTGGATGCGGCTTGGCATTCCGAGCGATGATTACGAGGCACAGGAAAACGCCATGTTCCGCCTTGTGGATTGGGCGGTAAACAACAATATCCATCTGCATCTTGTGGGGCACTCGCGCAAAGGCTCGCGGGAGCGCGGCGTTCCGGAAACCCAGGACGTGAAGGGCGCAATGGAAATCGGCGCCAACGCTTTCAACGTCATCACGGTTTACCGCAATCGCAAGATTGAGGACGAAGCTGCGCTAGGCGGGAATCGCCCAGACATGACGGAAGAGCCTGGGGTGACGTTCAACGTAGCGAAGCAGCGCAACGGAGACTTTGAGGGCAAAATAAATTTGTTCTTCAATCTCAAAACCTACCAATATTTTTCCACTTCGGATAACCGCCGTTTTCCCCGTTGCTATGTCGAGCAGCGGCAAGCGGCAACAGCGTAAGGAGCAGGGGCATGAGTTCTAAGGGCGCGGTAGCTGTTGAGGATCATGACGACATGGGCAGGCACAGAAAATCAGCCGACGTAATCACACTGCCGAAATTCGGGCCGAACGGGGGTCTTGCGCGGGCCGAAGCGCAGCGCGTTGCCGCCCTGATTTCCAGGGACGCCAGCGACAGCGACCGGGAGCTTAGGCGGCAAAAGCACGGCTATAACGACCAACCGGCCTCATTGCGGAATTTCGAGGCCCTGGACCTAGACAAGACGATTGGCGAAAGACGCTACCGGGCGCTGCCGGCCGATCACCCCCTTGTTAAGCTTTTCATTAAGGGGAAAATCCCGGAGAACGAATTTAATCCCGGGAATATTTATCGGATTATTTTCGAGCGGGCGAACGACCCGGCGGGCCGGGACAGCACGGCGGCAATGGCAATATCGGCCTCGCGCAGCGGTGACGGGGAACCGGCGGTGCGGGCGGACATGGCGCTTTGCCGAGACGCCTTAGCGAATATCCACTACCGCATGGCAACCGTTAACGGGGAAATCATCCGGAAATTCTGCGGCCTTGGTCTTTCCATCGCTGCGGCTATCGACAGCACGGTAATTTGCGCCGCGTCGGGCCGCACGGCTCGCGCCAGAGAGGCTTTGCAGGCCCTAGGCGAGGCGATGGCCAAGGTGGATATGCCGGAAATTGCCCCCGAAATTCTGCATCCGAGGGCTACGGCATGAGCAGGCCAATGCCCCAGGCCAAGAATTACAAAAAATGCATGGATTGTCCGGCCAAGATTCCGGACTACGGCAACCGCGACAGGTGCCCTACCTGTCAGGACAGAAAATACATGGAGCGGAAAAGGGCGACGCGGAGAAAAAATCCGATAAATGCGGCTTGACGAACTTTGTAAAAAATCCGATCAAATAGGCACGCCAGATAATTGCGCCCGCGCCCAAGAGCAGCGGGTTTAAAGCC